GTCGAATATCCCTGGAGTGACCAACTTCAAGGCCATTTACACGCATTTCAGATTTGATAAATGCACTTTCAGGTTCATTCCGCTCACAGTTACGGCGCAAGTGGATGACACTGACACTGGAACGTCAGCGTCCAGTATTTCCAAGTGTACCCCTAAGTTTTACGTGGGTAGAGTCTGGGGCAACGAGGTTCCATCTGACTTCACATGGGAACTGGAGAACAGTGCTTTAATCGATAGCGCTAAGACTTGCAAGATGACACGTGGAACAAGTATAACGTGGGTTCCTAACACACTCACGCCTGTGCAGACCTCTCGGGCTACCAGCGGGACCCAAGTGTTCCCAGCCACCACAGGTTGGATGCCATTACGCAAAAAGTGGCATTCACTACGTGATGACAATATTCTTTGGTATGGCTTGAAGTATGGTATTTCGTCGACTAGTTCAGACCAGAACGAATACCTATACAAGGTCATTGTAAGCGCTAAGATTTCGTTCAAGGGCAAGGCCGATAGCAACTATACGCAGTCAGCAGGTGGGGGGACTGTGCTCATCCCCATTACACAGCAGACTTGAACGCTTCAAATCTATAAAAAAAACTAATGATATGAATATCGTTTGACTCGTGTGTCGGCGAGCGGAGCGCTCTCTCACCTCTGTGAGAGCGCTCTGCGAGCTCACGAGTCTTTTTTTTTTGCCCTTTGCAGGCGGGAGGTTAGTATTACCCTCCCGCTACTTCTTTGACATGGGGTGATGACGTTTTATCAACAGGGGCACTGTGTCGCCAGTTTGACTTTAGTCAAACGGCGAACACAGCGCCCGATAAATGCGTTAAAGAGAACTCGTCTCCATAGTAGGTGATGCCTCTGGACAAGAAGCGAACATACCGAGACTACGTGTTCACTGACTATAACCTCGAGACAAACTGGCTTAAAGCGATTGACTCTGAGTATATATGCTGGGGGGACGAAGTGTGCCCTGATACGGGCCGACCTCATTTGCAAGGGTTCATATCCCTTTCTTATGAGATGAACTTCGAAGAGATAAAAGAGCATCTGTGCCCCCCAGAGGAAACCCTGGCCAAGCGTTCCAATGCCAAGAAGGCTAAGTGGAAGCCGATACACTTCGAACCCCGAAAGGGCTCGGTAGAGCAAGCCATTCACTACACGAAGGGGGATGGCTGGTTCACCAAGAAGAATAGGGGCAAGGGTGCGAAGGTTTACAAACCACTCAACCTCATTTGGTACGAGCAAGGTGTACGACCTGCGGAAGACGACCCAAAGGAGCAAGGCAAGCGCAACGACATGGAATACGCCCGTGAGATGGTCAAGCAAGGCATGAGCCTGCGTGAGTTCGCAGAAGTCTGCCGTTCACATCAAGCCCTGAAGTTGTACCGAGAATTACTTGTGATTTACGAGGTGCCCCGTCTTACCAAGCCGTTTGTACTGTGGCTCTGGGGTGATACCAGAGCGCAAAAATCGAATCATGCATACCGAGTGATGGCCTCTAGGGGCATGTACATCGAGGACAAGAGTTTTCACATACAAGACTTAGGCTCCGACCGTTGGGAAGGTTATGACGGTCAGAAGGGCATTTACATCGACGAATTTGTTGATACGAAGTGGGATTACAAGTTCGTGCTAAAGTTGTTGAAGGAACCACTCAAGGTGAATATGAAATATGGGAGCAGAGATATTCAGGCTGAGATTATCATCATCTCTGCGAATAAGCCAGCAAAGGAGTGCTACTCCTGGTTGCACGAGGAACGCAACGGTATTTCGCACCTACTTGGTCGTATTGATGACGAGTACTATCATCCCCCCATAAATGCGTTAAAGACAAACGGTCCTAGACTACACGTATACGATGGCATACCGTGTGAAGTTCGCGAAACGGAAGAGACGTTTATCCCGAGGAAGCCGAAGGAAGATGACAATCAAGCGGGCGCCGTCAACCCGGACGCCTGCGATTGATAGGGTAATTACCCGCAACTTCAGGTTTGTTGCTCGCACCGATCAGACGCCTACGAATGCACAGGATTGCCTGTTAGCGAATGCCAAAGACCAGTGGGTCTCAGACAGTATATGTCTCCGTTTGTCGAATATCCCTGGAGTGACCAACTTCAAGGCCATTTACACGCATTTCAGATTTGATAAATGCACTTTCAGGTTCATTCCGCTCACAGTTACGGCGCAAGTGGATGACACTGACACTGGAAC